TATTTCTAAATTGTGGCATAAACTTAAAACCAGGCACCTCAAAAGTAAAGTATTCGCCTAACTCTCGTCTTATATCGGCGTCTGCTTCAATTTTAAGATATACTTCGTCTATTTTATCTATGATTAAATATCGGGTTGTTGTCATTTTTAGATAGCGCCACTAGTAAACTTTCTCCAGTCTATAGCGTTCTTTATTGTAAAACCACGATTTGCTATTTGTCGTATAGTTCTATCTAAAAAATCTACCGTTGTGTCAAGGTAATCAACTTTTTGTTTGGCCTTTTGTAATTCAGTATCAGATTCTAAATACTTATCTATATCAGTTCTTAAAATTTTTAAATCAAATGGTTTCTCAGCATATACTTCAGCAGGTGCTTTTCCTGTATAATATTCCCACTTTTCTCTTTTCATAGTATTAAAATCAGTTTCAGCACGACTTAACATTAACTTAAATTTTGTTAAGTGCTTTAAATATTTGTTGTGTAATTGAGGTGTTTTTAATGACTCTAAATCGAGTTCAGTATCATTAATTTTTAAATCTTTATCAGCTTCTAATTGTAATTGTTCTAAATCCATAATATATTCAATATAACATAAACTGACTAAAAAGTCAATGTTTATGAGGTTGTAACTTGTGTCGTTGATGAACCAACATTAGCAAAATCATAAATCGTATATCTAAATGTTACCGTTGATGTTAGATATTCCACATCTGTCGCTTGTTGGTCGTATTGTAATCCTGTTAAGGAAACAGGAAACAAATCTCTAAATCTTATCTCTACTTGTGGGTTATTTTTACTAGACAATACCGTTAATGTAGCGTCTGAAAAAGTTGGCCCTTGGTCTGTTATACCATACTTTACTTTACCTGGCTCTGTTGATACACTTTCATTTGACACAGGAAATCTGTCTGAACCAGCGCCAATTAAGTTTTGAAATTCAGAGTGATCTCTAGGAAAACCTAAACCTACTAACCAGCCGTGTATTTCTTGGTAATTTTCTAAATTTTCATCTACCAAAAATGTCATATTTAACTCACCATAAGTTAACTTGTCACCTGGTTGTGGTATGTCTTTAAATCTAGTTACTTGATCTATCGTGCCACCTAGTGTTATACCTGGTACATTTACTTGTGTACAGAAATAAGTTACTTTTGGTAACTTGATTACATTAAATTTAAATTGAGTAGGGCTAGCGTAATCTAACTTTGTAGGTTGTCTATCGTATGATTTTGTAGTAGTCATATTACTATTTATCTATTTCTTCCCACTCTTTAGTTTGAGATTCTTGTTTTAACTGCTTCTCATTATCAGTAAGGACACTCTCTTTTTCAGCAGCTTCGTCTAGTCTTTTCTCTATGTTTTCTAAAGGACCAGGTCTTTGTAGGTGATTAAGACCATATGCTAACAGGCCTATAAAACCACCGATTAATATTATACCTGAAATTAATTTGATGAGAGTTTTCATATTAGTATTTAGTGCATAAAAAAAGGCGAGGTTTTGAGGCCTCGCCTTTTTAATTTGGTTAATGTAAAATTACATTATGTTCGCAACTTGGACTCTTCTGTAATATCTGTTGGCATTTTTATTACCAGCACCGTTAATTACAGCGTTGTCACCAGTTCCAGCTTCAGCAAATGGGTTTGCTTGTAAGCCGTATCTAGTTTTGAATCCAATTTTTGGTTGGAAAGTATCTTGACCAACCGCTCTAACCATTTGTAGAGGTACATATGGGCAGTAAAAAATACCAGCGTCATATGGTGATGTACCTTTATAACCCACTACGAAGTAGTGTTTAGCTGTGTTGTTAGCAGCATATGGGTCAATGTACACTTTGTATCTACCGTTAAGAACACCAGCAAAAGTATTACCTGTGTCATCAACGTTTAGGTTGTTATTAAGAGCAGGAGTGTAGTCTAGGACACCAGCCATTTGTAAAGCAGATGCAACATCAGCTGAACAGATGATAAGGTTTCCTTTACCTCTTCTTGTTCTTTGAGCGATCACGTTAGCTTCTCTCTCAACTTGGAACATTAGGCCTTTAAATCTCTCAACTGACCATCTACCATTTGAGTCTGTGTCTAAATCGAAGACACCAGCAGATGTTGTGTTGATAGCACTTACAGCACCAATGTGTGTAGATGAGTTATCAGAAGCACCGATTTCAGCGTTGATGTAAATTGTTCTTACAACTTCTCTGTTGATCTCAGCTAAGATTTCAGCAGATAGGATGTTAGCCAATTCAGTCTCAGCGTCTAAACCGTGAATTGCTTTAAGGTCTTGAGCTAACTCCATAGTGTATTCAGCTTTTAGAGCTCTTGACTTAGCAGTCACCGTTGATTTCTCAATTGAGAAAGCCATTTGAGCAAAAGCGTTATTAGCAGAATCACCTAATGCTTCAGCAGTACCAGTTGCCATACCTTGGCCTCTAGTGTAAGCTGTGCTTGGGTCATCATTTAATAAACCTGGGTTAGTTCCAGTCTGAGCAGCACCTGAGTCAGATGTTGAATCACCAGCAGCATTTCTGCTAGAGAAATCAGTATCAGCTTCGTCAAATAACGCTTCAGTACCAGATTGTGAAGTAAATCTACTTCTCATTGCGAAGATAAGACCAGTTGGACCAGTCATTGGTTGTACACCAGCAATATCGTAAGCGATAAGGTTTGGCATAGCTCTTCTTACTAATGAAATAAGGATTGGATCCCAATTGTCAACAGATGAACCTGTTGCATTAGCAGGAGCAGCTTCGTTTAAGAAAGCTCTATCTTCTTTAGATGCTCTTTCTTGGTTTTCCAAGATAGTAGCAGTAACGGCACGCTTGTATGAATCCGTGATCTTTGGTAGATCAGCGTGTTCTAATACAGGCTGCCATTTCTTTTCGTAAGTTTCAGATAAGTACATATCTATTTTCTCCCGTATTATTTGTTAGACAATTTAATGTCTTTTGTTTTACTAATAGCAGCAGCGTAAGCAGCCATTGCATTTGATAAATCTTCGTTAGAAGATTCACCTGCCGCTACATTATCTATCTCATCATTTTGTTTAACTTCTTTTTTACCAAAGTAACTTTCTTTAATAGTAGATACTTTTGTTCTAAAGTCGTTTTCATTCGAATACTCAACTTCTTCAGCAAGTTTGTTAAACTTCTCCTTAGCAGTGTCAGCTAAATCTTCAGACGTTTCATCTATGATGTCTTGTCTTTTTAATTCGCCGTTTGCTTTGTTTAATTCAACATTCTTGTCAATTGATTCGTTAAGTTTCTTTTCAAGTTCTTCAATTTTACTAGCTTGATCTTCAAGTACATTGTACTTGTCATCTGGAACATCAATATAGTGGTCTTCAAATAATTTTTTAAGTCCACCTATGAAGTCTTCAGCGATCTCGCCTTTGATACCTCTCTCAATAGCGATTTGGTTTTCTTTCATCCATTCTTCAACTACGTAGTTTAAGTATGAATCAACTTTTTCAACCATTTCAGCTTTGTGAGATTCAGTATTTTCTTTAAGTTTGTTTTCGTACTCGCCTTCCAATCTTTTTGATTCCGCTTTTACTTTTGATTTAATAGCAGTTTCAAAGATTGTAGCAGCTTTCTGTTTAAACTCTTCCGATAAGTCAGAGTCACCTATTAGAGCGTCAACGTCAGATTTGATGTCTAAAGAATCTTCTTCTGATTCAGCTTTGTCTTCTTTATGATAACCAGCTTTCATCATTTCTTTTTCTTTTTTCTTCATATCGTCAGCATTCATCATCTCTTTTTTAGTGTCTTCTTTCTCATCAGCCTTCGTTTCGTCTGAACCCTCTTTTAACTTCGGCATTGCGTCAGCAGCACCTTGGTTTTTTTGTTGAGCGTCACCAGAAACTTGTTTTATTTTTTTCGAAGCGTCAGGATTGCTGTCTGTCGGTTTTACAACCGCTGAACCTAAGTCCTCAGCCTCACCTACTTTTTTCATAGGTTCAGCCGCTACAGCATTCTTTGTAGGAGCAGACGCTTGTGGATTAGCAGCATTAGCTTCTGCCACAGCTTCTTGTTCCATCGCCTCAATTTTTTTCTCTGTTTCGGCCATTTGAAAGTCTCCTCTTTAAAAATAAACGTTTATTTTTGTTTTTATTTATAGATATTTATAAGATTATAGCTTTTTAAGAAATGATTCAAAGACTTTTAGTTTCTTGTCATCTAACTCAAATTTTTTCGCTTTATAAATTTCCATTCTCCAGGCTTCAATATCTTTCTCTATTAAAGCACCGTTTTCCCAAACCCACTCTTTTCCTTCCATAATTCCTTCTACGAAAGCGTCTGGAGCGCTAGGGTCTGCTACAATATCAGCGGCCGTGGCTAAGTAAAAATCGTCTCTTACATAGTTTTTGCCACCTCTATTGATTAATGAACCCATACCACGACTTGACACTCCTAATTGAGCGCCCTCATCTATAAGACCTTTAACGATCTTACCGTATGGTGTATTCATTACTTTTGCCTCACCAATAAAATTATCTCCGTCTGGATAAAGTTTCGTAATCATATGGGAAACTCTCTCTAGGTTAACCGTTGGTCCGTCAGGATGTCCTAACTCACCAAAAGCTCTTTTTTTATTGATAAATTCTTTATTATATCTACTCACTTCCTTTACCAAAATCTCTTTTGGATAAATTCTTCCATTTCTATTTTTGATGTTAGATTGTAAAAAGACTCCTCTGATCTTATAGTCTTTTTTTCCGTTGGTTTCTTCTACCAACATTTCTGCTGATGTGATTTCTTCGGATATTAATTTCATTTTTTCTCTCTCTATTATATTTATACAACTTCTTATCTAAACTCGACAATAATCGTATAATTATCACCATTGGCAAAGTTTTTAGTTGACAATAATACATCACCTGTTGGTGTAGTAGAATTGTTAGGTATCTCATCTCCTGATGGTCTAAAATCAAAATGACTTTGACCACTTAAAAACATTGCTGTGGCATTTGTAGCACCGTCCCATATTAACTCAACGGCCGACTTTGGATTAGCTGTATTTACTGAATACCATATCTTACTAATCTTTCTATTACCGTCTTCGGTCATAAAAGTTAATTCAGAGGCGTCAACTTTTTTTACTAGAGTTTCGCCTGTACCGTCAGAGAAGTTTGTAAGTTTTGCTACAAATTTTACACCTGAAGTATCTGCTATTGTTTGTGTTGTTACCGTATCAGCCATTAGTTTGTATATCCCGATTCTTTATGTGTTTCTAATACAATGTTATACTTTGTGACATTTGAGTCACTTGTTAAAAGTATATTACCAATTGTATCAGTAATTTTACCTTCATCTGGTTTTAAGCCATAGTTGCCTCTACCAGATATAATTAATTGTTTTGTTGTGTCAATACTTGCTCTTTTTTCAAAGAACAAAGTAACATTACCTGTACCTAAAATTTCGTATTGTAAATTAGCAATAGAAACTTTTGGTTCACTTGAAGCGTTATTAGACGCCTCTACATCTACTATTTTTTGATCTTCTTCACTACCAACGCCATTAGCGTTTACCATAATTTTGAAGTTATCATCAACTAACTTTGTAGATGTTATTGCCATTATCTTGGTGAAGATACTGCTGAACCTACAGCGTTACCTGAAGTTTCAATAGTATGAGATTCTTCTTTTTCAATTATTATACTATCTCCAGCTGTTACCAAAATTACCGTACCAATAACGGTAGAAGATTGTTTAACCGTAACCGTGTTAGCAGCCGCTTGAGCTTGTACTCTTACAAAGTGAGCTCTGCCAAAGTTACTTGCTGTGATAGAACTGCCAGCAGATGTTGAACTGCCTTTAAGTTTCATTGAGCCTTGGTATGCCATTTTTATTTTTCTCCTAATTGTTCAATTACTTCTTTATCAAAGTAATCGTTTAACTCTGTTGTATTAATATTATAATGTTGGCTAACTTTATCACAAGCGCCTTCAAATTTTTTTATAATATCACCAGTAGATTTTTCTACTAGTTTAAAAACATCACTTACAGCGTCTTTCATCTTTGGGCTTAAATTATTATAAGCCTTTGAATCAATATCTAAATTTTCTTTAACTATCCTGCTTATCAGCATTGTCAGCCTCAGGTGTTAAATTTATTTCTGCCTCACCATCTTTTTTATTTGTATCAGTTGGTGTTGCTGAAACTGAACCATCAGCATTAAATACTCCTGGGTCAGCAATCTCTGGTTTTGGATCACTAAAGTCCTCAGCCTCTGGTGCTTTAAACATATTACCTGCTAAATCTTTTCTAGCATTATCTAGTTGATCAGCAACTTTATCTCTTAAAGCAGACTTAAACGCCTCGCCAGCCTCATCATTATTACCTTGTGATAACTGGTCTATAAAGTTTTTTGTATTTTCATTTGCCATTTCTTATTCTCCTATTCCATATCCGAAGTTTGAGAAGTTGGACTATCTATTAAACCATCTTCAATTTCTCGTTTAATTTGGTTATCCATATCTTCTATTTCTCTGTCATTTTGTTTTAATACATTTTTTCTAACATATTTTAATGAGTAAAATTTACCTATGTAATCTCTCATTTCATTAGCTAATTGTAGTCTTTCTCTAGCCATCTCTGTATTTTTTAATTCAGCAAAATGGCCGTCTTGTATGAAGTCATAATTTAGTGAATCACTTACACTAAACCAATCATCTTCATTTATAATACCTTTAAGAATTAGTTGTGTTCTTAATAGGTCATTAAATAATTCAGTAAACTTCTTTCTTAACCTTTGAACAAATTTAGTAAATTTTAATTCATCTCTAGTTATTTCTGAAGCTCTACCTAAATTAAATCCTGTTGAGCCTTCTAATCTACTTACTGGCACATTTAGCGATCTGTATAGTTTACTTCTAAAGTATTCTATATCAGCAATCTCACCTAAATTTTGGCCACCTGGTAAAGTAGAAATATCTGTGCCTCTACCACCCTCTCTACTTGGTAACCAGAAATCTTCCAACATAGACATATAGTTTCTGTCGTCTCTAATCTCACCAGTTGAAGCGTCATAAACAAGTTTGTTTCTATATCTTGCCATAACATCTCGTAGATATTGTTCAGCTTTTTGTTTAGGTAAATTACCTACATCAATTTTAAATATTCTTCTTTCAGGTGCTCTAGCAATTCTGTAAATTACCGTAGCGTCTTCAATCATTCTTAACTGATTAACAGGTTTAATTGCCTTATGTAAATAAGACATAACAATATTTTTGTTTTGATCTATAAGGCCTGACGGACAAAATGCTATTGTGTCAGGTGCTATTTTAATACCTGTACCAGTTGTTGTGCCTGATACACCTTTTTCATTGTAAAGATAGTATTCAACATACTCATCTACAACGGCCAACATATTAGGGCCAGCGCCTTCAGGTCTTTTCTTTCTAATCTCTCGTATCTTTTTAACTTTACGAGGATCAATATATTTTAATTCTGTAATTCCTTTTATAGGAGCATTTCTATCTATAATCTTGTGATAGTAAATACGACCATCAACATACCATCTTCTAAAGATGTCGTGGCCTTTTGTATTAAAATTCATTAACTTTAATACATTTTGAAATTCGTCTTCTATTTTTCTTCTTACATCTTTACCATAAGGTAAATTATCTACATTTACTCTTACAGCGTCTTTCATTTCATTAGATACAATAGCCTCATTGACAATATCCTCTATTGCCATATCACATTCGGGGTGTAAAGCTATTTCTCTATATCTACGTATTAGATCCGCCTCACTCTTTGCCGTACCTTCCATATCGAGGTACTGACCAAAGTAACCACCAGCAGCAATAGTTTGTGTACCATCATCTGCTTGAGTTGTAGTAAAGCTCTGTTTTGGATCGGCTTGTTTTTTCGCCCTTGTAATACTAAATCCAAATAATTCAGCCATTTTATATTCCTTTGTTTTACTTACTACTACTTATAATAGTTTTAGGAAGATGGCCTGGAGACCAGGCCACCCTCATTAAGATTAAGTAGTTGTATTGCTTTCAAAGAATTGGTAATTGAACGTAACGTCAAATTGTTCTATTGCCGTTTGTTCATCATACGTCAATTCAATTGGTGCCACTACCGTAGGGAAAACTCCCCTTAGCGTGTACGATTTAACCGTATTACCATTTCTGTCTAAATGATCTACAAACGCATCCACTTGATAGTCAACTGGATTAGTTAAGCCTTCGTTATCAGACATATTGTTGATACCGTTTTGCCATCTTTCGAAAGCATTTCTTAACTTAAAGTTTGTGTCATTGTAACAAGTAATAGGCCATTCACCGATTGTCCTATCTCCAGCAATCTTTATGTTTCTACCTCTAAAAGGTACATTCACAACACCGATAGTCATATCAGGTAATTGTGTTGATCTACATAAAAATGCTAGGTCTTCTATTTCGCCACCAACTTGTGCGTAACCAGGAAAAGGCATTGTTACCTTAAACTGATTGGCTCTTGCGCCGCCGCCAGCAAGTTTAGCTTTGAAGTCATTAATATTTGGCATATTTTATTCCTCTCTACTATTAGCCAGCGACCTCTTCAAAGGCCACTCCTGTTCTGGTTGCTACAAATGATAATGTGATAAAGTTGATACTTCTAGCAGGTTTCACAAAGATTTCTGCTACAAATTCATTTCTATCAACAACGTCACCTGTATTGTTAGTTTCGTCACAAACGACCAAGAAGTCAGTAAGACCACGTCTGCCTTGTATTTCTCTTAGGAATGGCTCAATGATGTTTCTAAAGTTTGCTCTAGTAAACTCATCATTAAACTCAAACAATTGAAATTTAGCAGCTGTAGATATTGCCTTCTCTAATATGATAAACAATCTTCTCACATTGATTCTATCAAACGCTGAAGGCGAAGATAATCCAGTTTTGTCACCGAATAATACCGTACCTTGTCCTGGGAAAGTTGCCACAGGATTTACTCTTGCTTGATATAAGTCATCTCTTTGTGTTTTATTTGGATTGAAGGCCAGTTTAACGGCACCTCTTACAACACCTCTGTTAAATCCAGCAGGTGAAAAGAAAGGATCTGCTATCAAATCCGTTCTAGCCGCTAGACCAGCAATGTCTCCATTTAAAGGCACAAATCTAAATGTGTCATTAAATCTATCATACATTTGTTTATAACCTGAGTCAAAAACAACATATGAAGATGATCTAATGTTATCGAAGAAATCAATCACATTGTTTGCTTGTGTATTTGAGTTAGTTACATTTACAACGTCTGCTCTTTGTGGTGAAGCAAACACGACACAATCTTTTCTATTTTCAGCAATAGTTATAAGATTGTCAACGTGTGCTGTTGAACCACTTGGACCAGCAATGATTAAACCAACGTCAACCGTTTCAGAATCTTGGAACTTCTCGTATGCTGATTGAAGTTGTCCATCTGTTACCGTTGAACCGTCAGCACCACCCGAAAGTGAAGCTAGACTTGGTGTATCTACTGCTGTAAATGTTACGCCAGTTGCGTTTGAACCCCAGTTGGTACCAGCCGTTGGCCAGTCTACCCAATAAACGTGTTTAGATTGGTTTCTTAACACGGTTGGTAGGTAGTTTGTGTCTCCTTGTGGAGTTTTAGCGTCTGCCGCTTTTGATAATTTAGAAAATGATTCTAATATTTGTCCTGGTACACCTGTAATACCACCGTCTTCGTCAACGATTACGATATGTATTTCATCGCCTGAACCTGATCTATCAGATACAAACTTTGATGTTCCTGGAGCACCGCCGTCAACGGCGTCATAATATCTCCATCTTCTTTTGATTCTTGCGTTATCAGCAACTACACGTTTTAAACCACCTGAACCTCTTGGATGTTGTACAAAAGTTACAACATTTGTTCCTGTGTTAGCAGCTGTTACTCTATAAAATTCGCCGTCATCAAAATCAGTAGTCGAAGCAGTTGAACTAAATTGGATAATATCTCCAACATTAATTACATTGCTCGCTAAGTCAACGTCATCAACCGTTACGGTTGTGTCGCCAACAGCGCCTGCTGAGGCTACCGAGTTTCCTGAGGCTAATTCTTGTGAGTAAGCTGTAGCACTTGGACAAGTTGATACAAGTAAGTTATTTCCGTGAGCACCTGCTGTTTTAGCAACATAGTTAGCACCGCCAAAGATTTCTCCACCAGCATAGTTAGAATCATAATCATCTATATTTTTGATTAAGAAACTAGAGCCGGAGTCGTTAGCATTAGCGTGTGATGTTTGGGTAGCTCGTACTACTCTCAATGAGTTAGAGTAAGCTAAAAAGTTAGCAGCGCTGAAAAAGTGCTCAAAGTTATTTGAGTCAGGTTTTCCAAACGTGTCAACTAATTCTGCTTCACTAGAGATCGTTACGATCTCATCTAAAGGGCCTTTTCTAAATTCTCCAGCATAAGCACCAACACTTGTTGATACAGCTGGTATAATTCTAGTTAAGTCTCTTTCTTGTACGAGAACACCTGGTGATACTTGAAATGCCATAGGTTTATTCTCCTCTTAAATTAGCTAATTTACCTTGTTTATAGTATTCAAAATTCGTATTATTCATACGCCCATAGTCAAATGTCATCTTGTAGATATTTATAATAACCTTAAATTACATACCTTTTCTGACTACGGGGTGCCACACATCTCCGTATTCGTCAACGGTTGTTTCTTCGTGTTCATTTATACCATCATCTAAAAAACCAAAAGGCGCTATGTCTTGTTCTATCAAATTCTGTTGTTCCTGATACATTTTAAGTCTAGCGTTTGTATTTGTCAACTCTTTAAAATAAGGCTGATTAGACAACCAACCAAACATAACTAAACACATCATTAAATCATCATTTGCCCCATCTTCGGCCTGCCAACTTTGACCTCTTTTAGCAAAAGTGGACATCTCCTCTATAATTTTAAATGAATTAATAAGTAATTTATCACCCTCAATTAGTGTTTTGGCATTAGCACAACCTATTCTTTTAATTTGTTTTGTCATACGAACACCCATAGATGAACCACGACCACTAAACATAGCTCCTAAAACTTGACCAGCTCTGCCTTTTTGTGTAGTCATTAATAGATTATCATACTCTATTTCATATTGTAAAGCCTCAGCTATCTGTTGGCCTATGTCATTTACCTCTGTTAATATGTGAGCGTGATTATATCCTTTACAAACTTGTTCAATAACATTAGGAAAGACAAAAGGTTTTACTTCATTATTCTTATAAATGGCCACAACCTTAAAAGGCATTTTTGTAACATCAAATATTACAAAAGCAGAATAGTCTTTATCCACACCTCTGGAAACATCAACGGTGGCCACGTAAGTATGATCTTTAATTGGTGCCTCATACATTTCTATACTGCCAGATGTTTTGACAGGATTCATATAAGCCATTGTTTTAATTTTAGCAGGGCTAATTAATGTATTTACAGAGCCTAAAAACTCACACTC